CCATGTGACGTGCGGCCGAGCCAGGCCTGCCATTGCCGCGCGATCCAGGCGGTGCCGGTAAAGGCCTCGCCCAGTGCCAGCGCGGTCTGGACGGCGGCAGTGACGGCGGCATCGTCGGTGCCGTTCGCCATGCGCAGATAGTCCTTCACCGCCGCGCACGCGCTCGCGATCGCCGCCGCCGGAAAGGGCGGTGCGTCCATGGTTCTTCTCCCTCTGTTGGTTGCCGCCGCGTGCCCGCGCGGCGCGACAAGGCCTAGGCGGTAGTTTCCGCCTCCGCCTCCGCCTCGGCCTCCAGCGTCCGGTTGTCGCCCGGGTCGTAGGGGGACGTGCCGTCCCACTCGATCCGGTTGACCACCGCGCCCGCCTCGATCACCCGATAGACTGCCATCGCCCGCGCCTCAGCCGAAGGTCCAGGTCACGCGAACCTCGCCGCGCCCGCCGGTACCGCCTGCGCCCGAGACGAAGCCGGTGTCGCAGGCGCCCCCGCCGCCGCCGGCGCCGCCCGGTGCCCCGCCGGCGCCCCCTGCGCCGCCATTGCCGGTGAGGTTGCCCGTATAGCCGCCCCCGCCGCCCGCACCGCCGGACCCGACCAGCGGATCCGCCGCGCCGCCGGCGCCGCCTGCAGCGCTGCTCGTTGTCCCTGCGGCACCCGCGACGGCCGGCGATCCGGCATGGCTCGATCCCGCACCGTCGGCGGCGGCGAGCCGCACGACATTGCTGGCGTCGATGCTCGCCCCGGCCGCGCCGCCACCAGCCGCGCCGGCGCTGCCCGCGCCCCCCGTGCCGGTAGCGCTGCTCCCGCCCCCGCCGCCGGACGCGGCGAAGGTGCCGCCGGCCAGCGCAGCCCCGGCCACCGTCCCGGCCGTCTGCCCGGGGCCGCCGCCGTTACCGCCGTCGGCGCGGACCAGACCGCCCAGCAGGCTGGCGCCCCCCGTGCCGCCGGCCACGCCATTGGCGGCGGCGGTACCGGCCGCCGGGCCGCCGCTCCCGCCGGCGCCCACCGTCACCGATTCGGTTGCGCCATGCGCGCCGGCGGCGAATCGCAGCAGCTGCACCATGCCGCCGCCGCCGCCCCCGCCGCCGGTGCGTACCGAGGCGCTGGCGCCGCAGCGGCCCGAGCCGCCGCCGCCACCGCCACCAATCGCCATCACCTCCAGGCCGGCTGCCAGCGGCGGCCGGGTGCTGGTGGCGGAGCTCGTGTAGACGATCCGCAGCGGCGCGATCCGCCAGTCGAACGCCTCCCACGCGCCCTTCCACCAGACGAACCACACCGCGTCGCCCTGCGCCGACAGCCAAGCGAGGTCGCTTGCCGAAGCATTGCGCACCGTCACCCGGTTGGCACTGGCATCGCCCTTGTGGACGCGGAGGAAGTCGCCCTCGCGCACCGCGCTCGCCGGCAGGGTGATCGCGAAGGCGCCGCCGCTCGCATCGGCGCGGATCGAGCTGCCGGTATCATCGCTCGACGCCGTATAGGCGCCGCTCTTCTCGATTTTGGGCAGCCGCGCGGCGGCGTCATAGAGTTCGTCGAAATTGGCGTTCGCCTTGATCCAGGCGGCACGCTCGGTATCGCCGGTGCCGTCGTTTGCGGCGGATCCGACATTGATGCTCTGCTTGGCCATGCTCAGCTCCTGTCGGTGCTGCGCAGCGTGGAATCCACGGTGCTGGTGGTGCGGTCGACCCGGGTCGAGAGCCCGGCCCCCGCCGGCGGCGGCACGCGTCTGCGCGCCACCGCCGGGAGGGACAGCGAAAGCCCGTCCATCAGTAGAGCGCCAGCAGGTCGGCGGCGCTGGTGCCGGTCGCCCGCACATAGCGCGCGCGGAACGGCAGGATCGTGCCGTTGGACACGTTCTTCCACACCGTGTCGACGCTGCCATTGACCCCGCGCATCGTCACCGTGCCGCCGGTGCCGACATAGAGCGCCTTGGGGATGTCGGTCAGCGCCACCGTGTCGCTGGGCACCACCGCAGTCGCCAAGGTCGCCGGGGCCGCGACATGGTCGGCCCGGTTCGCGAAACTGTCTGCCATGGGTTCCTCCTCCGGCTCAGTTCGCGGCGAACTTGAGGAGCTTGATCGCCTCCGAATTGCTCACCATGCCGCCCAGCCGCTTGGTCGCGTAGAAATGGACGAAGGGCTTGTTCGAATAGGGATCGCGGAGCAGCTGGGTGTCGCCGCGCTCGGCGATCAGATAGCCCGCCTGGAAATTGCCGAAGGCGACCGAGAAGGCGTTGGCGGCGATGTCCGGCATGTCCTCGGCCTCGACCACCGGGTACCCCAGCAGCGTCGCCGGCTGGCCCGCGGCAATGCCGGGCTGCCACAGCATCTGGCCGTCGCTGGTCTTGAACTTGCGGATCCGCGCGAGCGTCGCCGAGTTCATCACCCAGCTTGCCCCCTGGCGGTACGGCGCACGCAGCGCCTGGACCAGGTCGATAAGTTTCTCTTCCGGATTGGCGGCAAAGGCGCCCGCCGCGCCGGTGGAGAGGTACTGGAGCGTGCCGAAGGCGCGCGTCGCGTCCGCCGCGGTCGAGGTCGGCACCGCGAGGAAGCCCTTGGGCTGGTTGGTGCCGTTGCCATTGACGAACGCGGTACCCTCGGCCTGGGCGAACTCGCGGGCGATCTCGCCGGCCAGCCAGCTTTCCACGTCGAACATCGCGTCGTCGAGCATCGCCTGGCTCGCCGCCGGGTTGGCATAGAGCTCGCCAAAGGGGGGTGCGACTTCGTTGAAGACCGGCGTCGCGGTGATCGGGCGAGCCGCGGTCTCGGAGGCCCAGCCGCTGTCGAAGCCGCCGCTCGCCACCAGCTTGCGATAGCCGCTCGACCCCACCTTCACCACATTGGCGATCGCCCGGATCGGCGAGATCGCCTGCAGCGTCACGTCGATCTGCGCGTCGACCTCGCGCGGCACCGCATAGCCGCCCTCCGCGCCGCTATTGCCCGACAGCGCCTTGGTCTCCACGCCGCCGCGCAAGTATCCGTCGAACGCCGCGCTCGCCGCCGGACGCCCGCCGGCCAGCATCGGCCGCACCGGCGGCAGTGTCACCTGTTCGAAGCTCGATTCCATCGCATCCATGGTCTTCTCCCGCTCAAGAAAGATTGGAAAAACTCAGCCGACCGCGTGCACCCGCGCGAGCGGCTGCATCGGTTCGGCCACCAGACTCACTTCGATCAGCTTGAGCGCGGTCAGCTCGCGCACCCGTCCGCGCCGGGCCGCCGCCACGCGGTAGCCGAAGGACAGCCCCGCAACGGCACCCTCGGCGACCAGCGCCGCCAGCCGCGGATCCTCGACCCGACCGATCACCCGCAGCCCGCGCGAATCCTCGCCGATCGCCTCGATCGTGCCGACCGGCTTGCCGGCATGCTGCCAAAGCAAAGGCACCGGCCCCACCGGCCCGAACGCCCCCGGCCGCACCACGTCGCCGCCGCGATCCTCGCGATCGAACACCGCGGCATAGCCGGCGAAGCGCACGCTCATTTCAGCCAGCCCGGAAAGCCCATCCGCAGCGCCAGCAGCACCAGCACCAGCGCGGCCATCGTGCGGCCCAGCCACTGCATCACCGCCTTGATCATCGACTTCTTGGCATCGCGCCACGCGCTCAGCAGCTCGCGCAGCTCCGCCATGTCCTTGGCGGCGCCGCTATCCTCCAGCCCCAGCCGGGCCAGCGCGCGGTTCGCCCCCACGGTGCCCGCCTCTTCGGCAATGGCGCGGAGCGTGGTCAGCTCGGCGCCTTCGTCCTCGGCCTGCGCGATCAGTTGGCCGAGCATCGTTCCATCGGTCATGGCAACCCCACCATCTTGCGTTTCTCTTCGCTTGTCAGGAAGTCGGCGCCCGCGACCTGCCGCCAGAGCAGCTCGCGCTCCTCGGCCAGCGCCGTCACCCGATCGAGATCGACCGCGAGCACAGCACCCGGAAACCAGGCGCCCAGACCCCGCACCAGCCCGCCGAGCAGATGCTCGGCCATCGGCAGGATCGCGAGCCGCCACAGCGCGCGATTGGCCTCGCGGTAATTGGCATAGGCGGCATCGCCGGGCAGCCCGAGCAGCATCGGCGGCACCCCGAAGGCCAGCGCGATCTCGCGCGCCGCCGCGGCCTTCAGCCCCACGAAATCCATGTCCGCCGGCGTCAGGCTCATCGCCTGCCATTTGAGGCCGCCCTCGAGCAGCATCGGCCGCCCGGCATTGGCGGCGCCAGCGAACCCGGCCTCCATCTCGTCCTTCAGCCGCGCGAACTGGTCGGGCGCCAGCGCGGAGCCGTCGCCGGGATCATAGACGAGCGCCCCGCTCGGCCGCGCGGCATTGTCGAGCAGCGCCTTGTTCCACCGCGTCGCCGCATTGTGGATCGCGATCGCGCCCGCCGCCGCGTCGAGGCAGCCCAGGCCATAATGGTCGTCGGCCGGATGGAAGGCGCGCAAATGGACGATCTGCGGCCGCCCGCCATCATCCGCCGCCAGCCGGGTGACATGCTCGCCGACGCGGTAGCGATAGGCGACCGGCCAGCCGGCGGCATCGGGCTCCACGCTCACCCGCTCGGGGCGCAGCGCGTAGAGCGTCTGCAGCGTGCCCGCGTCGTCGGCGAGCAGCTGGACATAGGCATTGCCGTGGAGCAGCAGCTGCGCCGCCAGCGTCTCGAGCAGCCGCTGCCCGCCCGAGGGTGCTGCGACCAGCGCCACCAGCGCCGGATCGCTGCCCTTCAGCGGTGCGCCGCCCACGCCCTCCGCCACCATCCGCACCGCGCGCTGGGCCACCGGGTTCTGGCAATAGCCTTCGCGCAGCTGCACCTCATAGCTGCGCGGCCAGTCGCCGAAGCTCCCCCAGACGCCGCGTGCCAGTGCCGGCCGCTGCCCCTCGCGCGCGGCCTTGCGCCCGAACCACTTCATCGCGCCAGCTCCGCGACGCTGAGCTTGCCGTCATGATCCAGGTCGCGTGCCCAATAGGCGGCGGTGAGGCTGGCGCGCATCCCGTCCCAGAAGCCGCCGGTCAGCTTGTCGGGGGGAAATACCCGGGCGACCAGCGCCTGCACCTCGGCGACGTCGAGCAAGCCGTCGCCATCGCGGTCGTTGACCGCCACGGTGACGCCCGCGCCCACCGCGACGCCGGTCTGCGCATTGAGCGTGCACGCGCCCGTCAGCAGGGCGAGCAGCCCTGCAGCCATGCAGTTTCGCATTGAGCTTCTCCTGTCACCTGAAAAGCCCCTCCCCTTCAGGGGAGGGGTTGGGGGTGGGGCTGTGTCTCGCAAAGACCACAGGCGTTCTGGAATCCCTCCACCCCAACCCCTCCTCCAAGGAGGAGGGGCTAAGAAATGCAGTGCCTAAGATCCTCCCCGGCACGGGGAGGGGAACCGCGCGGCGCAAGCCGCGGGGTGGAGGGGCCGCGCCGCGAGGCGCGGTGTGTCCGACCCGCCTGGAACCGCCGCGTGTCGCGGCGGCCCCTCCACCATGCTGCGCATGGTCCCCCTCCCCGTTCCGGGGAGGAATTGGCGTCTCACACCATCCGCACCGCCGCCTTGCCGCGGCGGCCGAGCATCAGCTCGGTCACCGCCCAGACCAGCGCATCGGCGCGGTCGGGCGAGCGGCCCGACCCTTGATACCCACCGCTCGCCTGCAACCCGGCCAGTTCCGCCTCCAGTTCGGCGAACACGCCCGCGTGCCACACCAGCCCGCGCTCGTAGAGCAGCGCCACCGGCTCCGCGCGGACCACCTTGCCGCGACTGGCATGGACCAGCCGGAGCGGCAACGTCGTCTCCGCCGCCTTCAGCACACTCTCCACCATCGCGCCGCCCTGGTTCTTCTCCGCCACCACGCATTCCGCCTCGAACCGCGCCGCGCAGTCCGCCACCGCCGCCGCCCAACCCTCGGGGCTGAGCCCGGCAACGCTCGCATCGGCGAGCACATAGCCGCACCGGTCCTCGCCCAACCCGACCGCAACGATCCCGCAGGCATCGCCTTCCGTACCGGCGGGCGGATCGACCCCGACCACCACCCGCACCAGCGGCACCTCGACCGCGCAGCGCTGGCGCTCGATCAGCGCACGCGGCCACAGCGCGCCCGCGACATCGTCGATCATCTCGCCGTCCAGCTCCTGCCGCCCCAGCCGCGTGCCGGCATATTCGGCCACCATCGCCTCGACGAAGCTGCGCGGCAGATGGATATTGTCGCGGGTCCGCCCGCGGGTTTGGTGCAGCGCCGGGCGCGGGATCGCCATCACCCGGCGCATCAGCTTCACCGGGCGCGGCGTGGTCGTGACCACCACCCGCGGCGTCTCGCCGCGGCGCATTCCCATCATCAGATTGTCCCAGGTCGCGTCGGCGGTGCTCGCCGACCATTTGGCCAGTTCGTCCGCCCAGGCGAAGTCATGCTCGGGCCCACGCAGTTTCTCGGGCGCCTCGGCCGAATAGACGAGCGCGCGGGCGCCCGATCCGAACACCAGCTCTCCCGCACTCGAACGCCAGTCGAGCATCTCGCCCTCCAGCCCCAGCGCGAGCAGCCCGGAGGGCCCCTCCACCATCACCCGCCGCGCATCCTCGATCGTCGCGCCGACCAATGCGATCCGGGCACCGGGCACGTCGCGCGCCATCTGGCTCACCCATTCGGCGCCCGCCCGCGTCTTGCCGAAGCCGCGCCCGGCGCGGATCAGCCACACGCGCCAGTCGCCGTCGGGCCAGAACTGGCCTTCATGCGCCCAGCGTTCCCACCATTCGTTGAACGCGCGGATCTCCCGGTCGGACATGCGCTCCAGCATCCGGTCCCGCTCCTTGCGCGGCAGCAGGGCCAGCCGCTCGAGCGGATCCCTCACCGGCCCTGCTCTGCCTTCAGCCGCTTCTCCAGCGCATCCAGCCGTTTGGCGAGCGCCGCCTGCGCCTCCTCCCGGCTGATGCGGTGGATCTCGCCGCCAAGGCGCTTACGCCGTCCTTCTACCGTGGGCCGATGGTTGCGCAGCAGATTGAGCGCGAGTTCGGCATCAAGCGGTGCCTCCGTGACGTCGCCAGTGCCGAATTCGACATCGTTGACGCCCGCGCCCGCGCGGCGAAGCAGCCGTTCCTCAAGCCGGTCATACCCCATCAGCAGCGCATCGCGCCAAAGCGCAGCGAACTCCGGATCCCGCCGGCGCAGCGCATACACCCCCGCATTCGACATTCCGGTCTCGGCACAAGCGAGACCGACATTGCAGGTAACCGCCAGCATATCGAGAAAGGTCTGCCGCTTCTCGCGTGTCCAGCCGCGATCCGAAACGCTTCGGATCTGCCGCCGCCGCTGATTCCCCGCCGCGATCGTCAATGCCATCTGCGCTCTCCCGAAAACGCAAACGGGCCGGGACATTCCTGTCCGGCCCGTTCGGTCAAGCCGCGTCCCCGCGACTCACGATTCTTCAGCGTTCCTGTTTTGTACCACAGGAGCGTGACGATGTCAAGGCATTTAACCTATCTGGTTTTACCGGGCGCTACGCGACCAGCCAATCGACCATCATTTCGCCGCCATGGCCTTCCGGCGCGAGCGCGGTGCGGAGGGCCTCCAGCAAGGGCGGCAACGTCTGGGTAAAGGCATAGGGCGGATTGACGACGAAGAGGCCCGCGCCGTTATAGATCCCCGGCATATCGGCATCGTACAGCCAATGCTCGATCGTCAGGAATTTCGGGATGCCGAGCCTGCGCAGCCTGCCCTTCCACTGATGATGCGTCGCGCGGTCCTTCAGCGGATACCAGATCACCGTCACACCATGCGCCCATTTGCGGTGCGCCGCGGCGAGGGTTGCGGTGATGCGCTCGCGTTCGTCGGTCTGCTCATAGGGCGGATCGACCACCACCACGCCGCGCGGCGTTTTGGTCGGCAGCATCGCCAGCCAGAGTTCATAGGCGTCGCGCGTGTGCACGGCAGCTGCAGTGCCGCGCATTGCATCGCGCAGCGCAACGGCGTCCTCGGGATGCTTTTCGTTGAGGATCAGCAGGTCCTGGGGGCGCAACAGTTGCGCCAGGAACTGCGGCGAGCCGGGATAGAGATGCGGCTCCGCCCCGGCATTCACCGCCCGCACGGCAGCGCGATAGTCGTCCAGCAAGGGATTCGCGTCCGCAAACGCCCGCAGCACGCCGTGCGCAGCCTCGCCGGTGCGCTGGGCCTGCTCGCCGCCCAGGTCGTAGAGCCCGCAGCCGGCATGGGTGTCGAGCAGGGTCAACGCGCCCGGCTTTTGCTGGAGCGCCCGGACGAGCGCGATCAGCAGGCTGTGCTTGACGACATCGGCGCTGTTGCCGGCATGGAACGAATGGCGATAATTCATCGAGATCCGGAATCCTCACGGTTTGCCTTTGCATGCCCGGCCGGGCGGGGCTGCCGATCGCGCAGCGCGGCGTCCTCCTCGAACCGGCCCGGTGCGATCCCGGCGACGGACCAGTCGCCGATCGACCAGCGGACCAGCCGCAGCGTGGGCAGGCCGACCGCCGCCGTCATCCGCCGCACCTGCCGGTTGCGTCCTTCGCGGATGGTGATGCGGAGCCAGCTGTCGGGGATGGACTTGCGCTCGCGGATCGGCGGATCGCGCAGCCACAGCGCCGGCGCATCGATCCGCGCGACCTCGGCCGGCAGGGTCATGCCGTCGTTGAGCCGCACGCCTTCCCGCAAGGGCGCCAGATCCGAGTCCTGCGGATCGCCTTCGACCTGCACGAGATAGGTCTTGGGCATCTTGAAGCGCGGATCGGCGATGCGCGCCTGCAGTCGCCCGTCATCGCACAACAGCAGCAGCCCTTCGCTGTCACGATCCAGCCGCCCGGCGGGATAGACGCCCTTGACGTCGATGAAATCCGACAGGGTCGCCCGCGTCGTCGGCGACCCGCGATCGGTGAATTGCGACAGGACCCCGAAGGGTTTGTTGAACAGAAGCAGCCGGGGCATGCCGCGCGCATAGCGCTCGGATGCGCTCGTGTCTTCCGTCGCCCGTCGCCTAGCGCGCCAGTCCCGCGACCATCGCGTTCCAGGCAGAGCGCTCGTCGCTCCGCGCCCGCAGCGTTTCCACCGCGCCCAGACTCGCGGTGGCGAAATCCACCGCGACTGCCTGCTCCGCCTCGAAGGTCGCGTTGCCGCTGAGCACCACCCGCGTGTCCGCCTCGGCTCGGCCACGGACCATGCCGCCGCGGTTGAACACCTCGATGGGCGTGCCGAAGGGGACGCGGGCGGTAAGCGCGGCGCTCAGCACCGATGCCGCCATCGCGCTGCCGCAGCTGTCGGTTAGCCCGACCCCGCGCTCGAAGGTGCGGACGAACAGGCGGGTCGGGCTGCGCAGCTCGACGAACGAGACATTGGCGCGCGCGGGCAATAGCGCCGGGCGGCTTTCGCACCATTCGCCCAGTGCCACCAGTTCGGCCTCGTCGACCTGGTCGACAAAGGTCACCAGATGCGGATTGGGCATAGCCACCGCGGTGAAGGCACGCGGGTTGGGCAGGCCAGCGATGGGGGCGTCGAGTAAGTGTGGGGGCG